CGTTGTGACGTTGCCGTCCTCATCAGACTCTACCCAGTCATATCTGCGGGTTGGCAGCTCGTTGTCTAAGTCCGCAAGTGGGACAAGCATATATGTCCATGACCATTGACTCATTATAAACCTCTCAACATTCTGGCTCCGCTCTCGTATAGCGCGCTGACTTGTGCGTCGGTTATGGCATCACCATTCCAAATCCTAATGTCCGCGAAGGATGCGCCGGTGTTTGTTGCAAACTGATTTGAAGCACCAGGTGTTCCCCCGAGCACCAACGGGAGATTCCCCGCCGGAGTCATGTCGCCCGCATCAGTTCCGGTGCTGTCTGAAATTGCGACAGCTGACTGATCAAGCGGATGGTAAACAAAGCTAAAGGTTGCCGCTGCTTCTCTTCGGATGACAAGGTGTGCCCAAGTGTCAAACATCTGGGATGATGTAAGTGATGTATTTGGCGCTGAAGGTGTACCGCTGGCACCCTTCAAGAACACTTTCAAGTGTGTTTCATCCGAATAAAAAACCTGAATTCCGTAAGTCGAATAAAAGTCCAAAATTCGCCCATTCGAAACCGCACCGCTGTCTTGAACTTTAAACCAAAACGAGATCGTGAAGGCATTGGTTCCAAGCTCGATGTGTGGAAGTTTGGCGCAATTGCCCCACGGCACGTTGTACTGAGTCTGATAGCCGACAATTCCAGCAATACCACCATATGCCCGCTTCGTTGTGAGGGATCCGAACGCGCTTAAATTCGCCGTAGTGCCCTCTGGAACGGTGACCATGTTTTGACCAAGACCTGCATAGGTCGCTGCGTGCGTGCTGTTGTCTGAAAGATTTACAAGGGTTTTGGGGTTGTCGCATTTGTACCAGTTTAGAAGATTCCCGCCGTCTACCGCGTTGGCGTCCGCTCCCTGCACTCCCGAATTCCAGAGCGTCGAGACATTGCCCGAAGTTAAAGCAGAGTCCCAAACTGCGATCTCACTGATGATTCCGTCGAAAGGGATTGCTGACGACATACCTGGCATGTGGTCACCAATAATCAACGTTGCTGTTGAAATATCGACCGCTTGCCCTAGGGCACCCGACGTTGTTATCTCGCTGTTGTCGACGTAAACCTTGCAGTAAGGGGTCGACCCGTCCGAGACAACGACAACGTGATGCCATTCGCCAATGGCTGGAGAACCAGCCGAGACCGTGCCGTCACCATAAACTTGCAACACGCCAGATGAGTTAAGGTACATCTCAAGAAAATCATCATCAGCAGAATTGGTGCCGCCGATTCTCCAAACGATATTCGTGTCGTCGTTCGCCATCTCCATGAACCAGCAAGCTACGGTGAACGTTGTCCCTGGTGCGCTCTGAAGGGTAGCCGATGCCTGCTTGCCGCTCACGTTGTTCACCAGGACTCTTGAGCTTGAGCTTCGAAGACCAAGCTGAAAAATGTTAGGCTGAGCAAACTCCATAATCCCATTTGTCGATAGCAAGGGCTTAGATCCTTTTGCATCCTGGAAAAAAAGACCATCGCAAGAGTCGGTGCCGGTTACGTCGTAGTCAGCAAGGGGCCACCAGTTTAACAAGTTTGCAGCAGCTAGCCCCGTTGGAATTAACGAGCCGCTAGGGCTGTTAAAAATTTCAGTTACTTGGGCCTGGCTTAACGTTGCATTATAGACGCGAATATCAGCAAGACTTCCGATAAAGAAATGGGCATTTCCAAGGTAGCGCCCCACGTCAAAAGTTGTATCGCTTATGTCAACATCAACACTGTGGCTTGGAGTGCCATCCACGCCGTCAACGTAAAGCTTAACGTTTCCAGCGCCTGGCGCGACGGTCAAAACGTAATGGTGCCATTTGCCATACAAAATTCTTGACGTAGTGTTTACCGATGTGCCGTTGTCAAAAAAATACGCCAAGCCAGGGTTGTTGTTAGTAATGCTGATCGAAATCCCGTTACCAGCTCCAGAGGGGCTACCGGTATTAATCAGGTAATCAGTAGTTGCTCCTGTGCCCGCGTCTCTTTTGCCCCAAATTGAGATTGAAAACGTGTCTCCAAGGCCAGCCCCAAGCTCTGTCGTCAAAAAATCACCAGCACCATCACCAACCCAAGCTCGACCACTTACACATCTGGCGTCCAGGCGATTGCCGGTCAAGTCAAAGCCATTCGGGGCCTTGGCCCGGTCGCCAACAATTACCGCACTCCCGCCCAATGTCCCATTATCGGAACCTACCGAGGTGTTGGCGTTGGCTTCAAACAGGTAGTAGGCCGCTGGGGTGCTCCCGCCTCTGGTCACCGCTTCGGCGTAGGTGGTTGCGGTCATCAGGCTGCGAACTTGAGCCTCGCTCAATGCAGCATTCCAAAAGCCGACGTGAGCAAGATTCGCAGTGAGTGCAGCGCCTGAGCCGTTGTACAAGTTTCCTATGTAACCGCTATCAGCCGAGCTGATGTCTGGCCTCGCGCATGCTGAAGAGTCAGCACCAAACTGCTGGCCATCAATAAAGACTCGATACACGCTATTGGAGCTAGATGTAGCTGCAACCAGCGCAACATGATGCCAAGTGCCATCTTGGATTGCTGTCGCTGCGCCAGTAAATGTATGCGTTGGCTGACTCGACGAAACGTCCGTATAGATTTGCAAGTCAGCATCGCTCGACGCCTGAAAATCAATGCGGTGTGAATTACCCGAAGCATGGACGCTGAAAAACTTCTTGTTTGACGCAGTTGTCAGGTCGTTAGACTTCACCCAGCAGCTAAAGGACCATGCTCCGTCACTTGTCCAACTCAACCCATCAACTTCAACGTCGTCAGTGCTGCCGCCCGGAAGATACAGGCTGCCCGATGAAACGTAGGTAGGCGCAAGGTCCATACGCAGGTCTGCGTCGAGCCCCGTTTTGGGATACACAAAACCAGCATCTACCGGGATCATGACATATCCTGTCCGAGTACGTGAGCGTAATAGATTGTTGATGAACCATCGTTGACGGCTTCAATTGCGACCCTGTCAACCTCGTTTGCCCCGGTGCTCAAAACGCATGCAACATTCCCGGCCCATTTGAGAGCCGCCGGCCAAGCCATTTCGCGGCCCCCGGTTCCGTCTTGCACAAGGTCAATCGTGACGGTTTTTGACTCGTCGGTGCCAGGCCCGTTCGAATAGGTGATACCGGTTTGATTGCCAGTGAGTGTAATCTCTTGGTGCGACCCTGCGTCAAAGTCCAGAGCCATCGAGCCTGCACCTGATGAGCTTGTCTCGAAGACCCCTTGCCCGGTCGAGCCGCCGCCGCCGCTCTCAACTGCATCATTAAAACCTGACATCACAGACTCCCGAAAAGAACGGTCACATCTGCTTTGTCACCAGAGCCTGCACTGGCTCCAGTTAAAGCTCTGATGCGCACATGAGTGAAGTTAATGGACAAGTTGACACTGAACACCCCGGTCGCCGCGAGTGCTTTTGAATACGTCGCATCTGACAGCGTCTGCGTGCCGCTTGAAATGGCAGCGGTCTGCACCTTGGCCCAGGTGGTGCCTTCGTCAATGCTGCCCTCTACGTTGAAGGTAAGAGCAGTCGAGGACGCTCGTGCATGTTGATTGACTACAATGGTCATCTGGTTCATGCCGCGACAGCTCATTGTGTTGCTGTTGTTAGATGCGTTCAGAAGAACGTCATCCATCCCAACGTCGGTTTCATTTCGAAAATGCTGAAGAGTCGTTCGGGCCATCATGCAATCCTTTGCTGTCGTTCTTGGCTTGGGGTAAGAGCCGCTTCACTGCGACCTCGAGTTGCGCTTGCTGCGTCACCGATTGGTTGTGTTTGCTGATTGAACATGCCCTGCATCCCCTGCACAAACGGCGCCTGCCGTGTTGGTTCAACGTAACTTCCAAGGAAAGTCGCAGCGACATTCCTTACATCGTATGCTGGCGGTTCTTTTCTTTCAGACATGCTGGTGAGCAAGTCTTCGGCGCAGGATTGATAAAGGTTTGGGTGGCAGGTCTGGAGTGCCACAACCTCATCTTTTGTTAGTGTACGATCCGCCAGGGCGTTCTGCAACGACGTAAGTGGTCTCTCAACCATCTCTACCTTCCGCTGGAATGCAAACAACTGAGAGTCAGCAGGGATAAATTCACGCCGAGAAAGCGATGTAAGCCCTGCCTGAGGCGCCCGAGGCATTTCCTGATGTATGTAGTCCAACGAATTAGAAAGCTGCATCTGAAGGGCCTGAGCAGTGTCTGGCATCACCTTCTCAATACTAGAAACAGCTTCCCCTAAGATCTTCATTTTCATCTGTGGGTTGGTTTGAATCTCGTTCAGTCGTGATGTTGCCTTCGTAAACTCACTGGTCTCCGTGCGCTCGAATATCTCGTGAAAGTCAGCGAGGTGAGCGAGTGACCCAAGAAGCGCTGCAAAGGTGGACTCTTTCCTGTCGACAGTGGCTCTCTTTAGTTTGTCGTTCACGAAGTCCGTTAGAATCTCGGTTCGGTTTTTCTGATACTCGGCAATCATGTCGTGAGCATCGAGGAGCATTAAGAAGCGACGCTGCGGGTTGGCAGAGTTACGCATGGTCTTAATGAGGGTCGTGAATCCTAGAGTCGATAGGGCAGCACCTTGCCATCCTGCTGCAGCAAAGCCAGCTAGGCCCAAGGGTGAGCTCGTCCCAGTTTGCTGGAGATTGGCGACAGCTCCTTCGATATCAGCAGGCAAGGTTGGCCGATAGACATCAGGTCGAGCGATAAGACCCTTGGTTTCTTCGAGGTCTTGGATAGCCTTATTCGTGGAGGCCACTCGTCGTGCGCTCTGCTGGGCATCTGCTCTTGAAACTCGCTCAGCTTCTCTTAGCTGCCGTTCAGCATCCGTCAGAAAGGCTTCGTTCGCATTAACCTCTGGACGACGCTGCGTCTGCAGGTCTCGAAGCTCAGTCTCCATCTTGAGCCTGGCATTGGTCTCGGCCAGAAGCTCTTTCTTATGGCCAACCCTAAGCTCCTCAAGTCTCTGCTCGCCCCTGGCTAACTCTGCTGCCGCCTCATCAGCATCCAATTGAGCTGCCGGAATATCTGTGTCGCGAAACTCCCGCAGCGCTTCAATGTTGGCATCCTCAGCACTGACGATTGGGTGGCGATGCCGGCCACCAGTCATTTTCTGGATGTAGCCTATTTGGTCCTGAATATCTCCGACCTTCTTTTCGCCTTTGCGCACACCAGCCATGCGAGTCTGGAACGCTTCCAGTAGCTCCTTGTCCATGAGCCCTGCATTGTTGGCCACATCAAAGAGGTGCTCCGAAGCGTCTTGGTAATGCTTGAGTGCTTCTTGAGCAGCTCGGTTCTTCGGGTTGCGAATGGTCTCGAAGAACTTCTGGGCGCGGTAACTGTTGAACAGCTTTACGTTGTCAATCTCATCCCCACCCAAGAAGTGACGGGAGAAGTTGTTGTCGGCATCAATCCAGTTGTCGAAAGCCTTATTGATGCTGCTAATGTCCTTTGCAGCTTTACCGAAGGCCTTGTGCTCCTGAAGCTGCTTGACGCCAACCCAGGCCTCTCTCAGCACTTTCTGTGTGGCAAAATCAAGCGCCCCGTCTGCATGTTTAGCAAACACGACGTCACCAAGTGACTTCCTCATGTTGTCGAGCGCTTCAAAGAGTTCTTGCTTGAGAAGCCTGTCTTCCTTTGAACCGTGACCTATCGCTGCCTTCAGAAGGTCGACCAGTTCCTTCTGGTTAGGTCCTTCTTTGCTTGAGCTTAAGAATGAAGCATCCAGTGCCTCGTCTACAGACTGGCTTGCCTGTTTTGGTGCTGGTCCTGGGGCCTTCTTTGCAGTGGCCTTGGTTGCGCCAAGGACCTTGCCTGAAATTGCATCCTCAAGAATCTTAAGAGCCTTGAGAACCTTCTTCTCATCTGCGTCAATGACAAGGTTGGTGAGGTCACGGCCTTCAATGCCTTCCCGCACAGTCTTGAGCATCTTAAATGCTGCGTCGACAACATCTGTGGCAAACTCGCCCTCATTGGCACCGGCTTCGATTGACTGCTTCAGTTGGCCTATCTTGCTGGAGCCGCGTGCGAGCTCACGCCCTTGATTCACTGTGTCACGCAGGCCACTAAGCTGGGTTGCAGCATCTTCAGAGTCCCTAAAGAGACCTTCGGTATAACTGTCTTTCGATGCCCCTAACTCATCATCAAGGTCAGCGCGGAAACCATCGACAGTCTTCTGAGACTCCTTGTGGCTTCTCTCCAGGCCAGCAATCTCTAACTCGAGATCGTGAGCCGCTTCCTTGTACTGCTCCCTAATTGTCTTTAGGTCGAAGTTCTTAGCGGAAATGGCATCCTTCTCAGCGGTGACATCTTCAAGCTCTTGCTTACGCAAGGCCATGTCTTCTCGCTGATCCTTGAGGGCCTGCAGGTTTGGGCCAACCTGGGCCAGCCGCATCTCTTCTTCGTTCTGTAGCTTCTTAAGTTGCAGCTTTTTCTTGTTGATGAGGATGCCGAGGTCATTGTGGCGATTGATATAGTCAACAGCCTCGACGTCTGTGCTGCGGCGAACTGCTGCTTGTTCAGCCGTGAAACGAACTCGCTTCAGAGCTTCTTCGAAGGGGATGTTTTCCTGACGCGCCAGCGTTGTGGCTGCTTCCTTCATCCCACGACCAGGAACTTCTCCAGCACCTCCACCTAAAAAGGCCCAAGCACGACGGAAACTCTCGGTGGCCTTCTCCCTGGCAGGAAGGGACATAGCGTACATGCCTGGCAGGGCAGCGTTGATGCCGCCACCAAGGACGAAGGATAGACCCACGTTTCCAGCGAAGCTCTCTGCTGTGATGTTTGGGTTACCCAGCATTGCCTCAGACACTTGGTCAGCGGCTGTGTAGGCTGCCGCATCTAGACCACCCTCAACGACATGGCCGAGAGCTTTTGCCCCATACTTGCCGCCAAGGGTCGTAGCTTCACGGCCTGCTAGCTGAGCAAGAGCGCCACCAGCCTTTGAAGCTCCACGAGCGATGGCGGCACCGGGTGCTGCGACTGCAAGGGCAGCGCGGGTCGTTGCTTGAACACCTGCCACAGCTCCGGCTGTAACCTTAAGGCTGGTAAGAAGCCCTAGAACGTCACCTGTGTAATACGCTCCGGTCTGATATTCCCTGACGGCATCTATTGTCTCTTTGTCGACCACCCCAGACTTCACAAGAAGCGGGTTAATCATGGGTGTAAAGACACCTTGAGCTGCACCTAGTCCAAGCGCTAGTGCAGTGTTACCCCAGCCCTGACCATACTCTTCTCTAAGCTCATCCTGCCGTCGTTCTTCTGCGCCAACAAAACGAGCCCCCATTTTGAAGGCCTTCTGGGCATACTCAGGCTCAATCTCAAACTTCTTCCCATCAGGCAGAGCAATCGGAACTTTTTCGCCGCTGGCAAAACCGAACCCGCCTGAGAGGATTCTCTTCTGAACCTCTTCGTCATCGAATTCTTGGTAGGCCTGAGCCTGTGCGTTCCAAAGTCTTGCCATTGGTTACTCTTTCGGTCCTACGATAGCCTTGAGGTGGTCACCAGCCTTGATTCCTAGTCCATCAGTTAACTGAGTCATGAAATCAATTGAGCCACCTGCCTCTAGTCGGATGTCACCAAAGCGCTCTACAAAAAGAGCCTGCTCTCTCGTGCTCATCACATCGACTGCTGCCGCCATCATCACATCGATTTCTCTTTCGACCTGTGCAAGGCGTGTTACCTTGGTTTCTGCGGTATTGAAGTATCCGCCCAAGCGTTTAGCCACTTGCTCGCGCTCATCTTCGGTGGCTGTCACACCCGAGTAAGTTCGAACGATTTGGGCCGCCAGGCCTTTGAGCTGCTCTTGGTATTGCTCAGACAAGTTGTGCCATGGGACGAGACCTCCCATCATATTTGTCTTGGGAGCCATCTCTTTTAGACCAGCAATCATTCGCTTTGCCATCCGCGCACCCATGAGCTTTTCTTGAATTGCGGGTCTAAATTCAGCCAGCCCAGCCTTAGCCGCAGCAGCTCGTCTCTGAGCCTCAAGCTGCTCGTTAAAAGTGTAGGACGCAAACTCGGCATTCATCTTAATGCCTTGGTACTTGCTCTTGTTGTCGGCTCTTTGTTTTTGAAAAGCTGCTCGAAGCTTGGTTACCCGCGCATCAGAAGAGTTAATTCCAAACTTTGTCTCAACCTGCGCCAGTTTGTTATCCAGTTGAGCATAGGCGATGTCGTAAATCATGGCCTCAACCGTTCTCCGGTCTTGGAACTCAGACATCAGCATCGAGTACTCGTTTTGTTTTGTTTGAACCCCGAACTTGAGGTTCTCAATGTCTGCTCGCTGTGCGGCGATGTCGTTGGCGATTGCAGAGTCAATGATTTGTAGGGCGGCGTTTTGTGTGCCGGTCAAAGTGGCCCCAAACTGACCTAGGCCAACAGCTAGTGCTGAAGCCATTTTACTCATGGTGTTGGGAAACAGTCGTTTTGGGTCAATGGTGGCATCCATCACCATTTCATTAGCACGGGCAATTTCAGCACGCGCCGCTTCCATTGTGTCCTGTCGCAGCGTTTCCATGTCCCGAAAAGACTTGGCCTCGTCAGCACGCTTTGTTGCAAGCTCTTCCTGAAGACGAAGCTTGTCTTGGTCAAACGCTTGGCGCTGCTTTTCAATCTCTTGGTCTGCTTTGAACTCTGTGTCGGCTGCTGTTTGGTATGCCTTTAAGACGTTGTTGAGAATCCTCATGTTCTCAGGAGTCGGGTCTATGCGTCCCTCTGAATCTACATAGAGAGGCTTCACCATCTCTGCTTCGTCAGCGCCGCTGCCAGCCAGAGCGCCTTGAGCGAAAGCCACCTCTGGAGCGACAGGTGGCGGTAGGCTTGCGCCGCCCTCCATAGACATCCCTGCCTGCGCTTCACCAAGACTACCTTCAAGACTCATCCTACTTGGGTCGAGACCAACAGCTTCTTCCTCACGCTGTGCTGCAATCTCAGCTTGAACATCTTCCTCCCTGATTGCCATGGCATCGAGCACATCGGGATCTTCTTCTGACATTACTGGGGCTTGCCCGCCGTATCTTTCGCTGTATGCCTTTAACCGTGGTTCAACAGCAGCCGCAATTCCAGCACCAGCATCTTCTATCCAGTCTTGGGGTGAGTTGTAGAACCTATCTTCTCGTTTGAGACTTGTGGTGGGGAAAGGCATTTGCCACTCTGGAATATGGCGTTTTGCAAGCGCCCTTAACTCTTCCATTGTTGGGTTTTTTATTTCGTCTCCGAGGATACCCATCAGTCTCTCCTAGCTAAACAAATCGTCAAAGAGGCCACCAGCGATGCCGCCGCTCATAATCGTTGCTGCTGTGCTCAAAAAGGTGCCAAACAAATTGGTTTTAGCTTGCTCGTCTGCTTGTCGTGCAGCCTGTAGTTGACCTTCGTAGGTCATCGTTAAACCGCGTTTCTCTGCTTCCTTAGAAGCTCGTAACTTCGTCGCGCCAGAGGCTGCTTCAAGGCGCTTTTGCTGGCCGACGATGTCAGCCTGCTGCATGCCAGCTTTTCGAACATCGTGAGCTTGCTGCGCTGCCTGAGCAAAGGTTCCTGCACCGCTCACACCACGACGGAGCTTTGAGATACCCATGACACCCGCACCAGCTTTACCCGCCATGTCACGAGCTTGTGTCTCGGCGAAGCTCATGGTTTGGCCTGACGCTATGTCATCAAGCTCCTGTAGCTGCTGCAGCGTATGTTCATCGTAGGGATTGGTAAACCTATCGCGCCTATGCTCTGCTACTTCCCTGCCAAGCCTACTGAGCGCTGCGGAACCGCCATGAATAGGGCCGAGTACTGACTGTTTAAATTCTTCCATTAGAAAAACTTCTTTCTGCGGCGCTCTTTAAGTCGAAGCAGCTCAGGAGGCTCATACCGAGGAGCGAACCCTTCCTTTGTTCCAAGCGTTTTTAGCGTGGAGTCTGGACCTCTTGTTCCAAGGCTGGACGGGTTTCGACCGACAATGACTGGGTTCTGAGGTGTATCCTGGCCGAACTGACCAGAAGTCGGCATACCAGGAGGCTGCTCGTATCCTTGCTGGGGTAGGCGTTGCATGGTGCGCAACAGGTCTGGGCTAGTTGCTAGGCCCTGACCTAGCTGATCTAAGCTTGAGCGTGTAGACTCGTCACTCCTTAGGCCTGGCTCATCAAGAGTAAATTGCGTACCACCAGCTACATCAGTGGAGAGTGTCTTGAGGCCCTGTAACTCAGGATTGTCGCCAGGGTCATCAAGCTCCTCGCCCTCAAATGCCTTGTCGCCCTTTTTAGGGTCTCCAAAATCAAAATCAAACTCAAACAACCCGTTGCGAACACCCTCAGCAATTGTTGCCCCAGCCGCCGAGACAGCAGCACCGACGTATTGCCGGAACATGTTTCGGTCAAACTGCTCCTGGTTGATTCTCAAGCCTTCCATCCCGAGGTTAAACTTGCGCTCGGCTGCGCCTGCTACGCTTAGCGACTGAAGCTTTGTCTCACGAGCTGCAGATTCCTGCTGAGCTACCGCCGCAATTCTCGACTGAATCATTTTTTTAGCCATGGCGCGGAGTGCATTTGGATTAATGCCAACCCGCTTGCCGTAGGCACGAGAGACGCCAATGAGATATTCGTCGAGCATTGCAGCGCTGGCAGCATCATTGGCAGCCAAGGCAGTGTCGATGCGGTCGAAACCTGCTTGCAGCATTCCGAGAGAGCTTGGTAGTTCTTCAGCCATCAGATGGTGTCTCCCTTCGGAAGCTTGAATGATGTTGGTCGTAGACCCACTTCAAGAGCCAGTCCTGAAAGCTTGAAAAGCCCATTGGACTGAGCGGATGAGCTATTGGGAGCTATCGTGTGTTTTATTTTCATCGCCCGACACTTCTGGCGCTTCACTGGCAGCCGGTAGCGGTCTTTGGTCGTCAGTGCGCTAGCGGTTTTGGTTTGGCTGTGGGATGAGCTCGCGTCGTGGTCCACCGTCATCTCAACTGTGATGTCGTGGTCGCCAAGATAATCGCCAGCAAACATCACCCGATAAACCCGCTGCGCTCCTTGCAGGTTGTTCAGGTAGATACTTGGTGTCTCAATGATGGTCGAGAACTTGTCATAAGTCGGGGAAGCGCCTTCCGAGACATCCCAGTACGAACCCGTATCTTCTTTCCAGAAACCTACGTCGCTACCTGCCGCAGATTGACGCTCAGTCGCACCGTCCCAATATTGGCCGTAGGTGGCACGAGCCTGGTGGAGAACACCGTCCACGATATGGAGCCCACTGTTGTAGCCCATAACGCTAGCCGTATGGGTGTAGACGCTCCAGGCATTGAAGAAGTAGTTGTAGACTAGAATCTTCGAGTAGCCTGCGTAATCGGTACCGCCGGCCAATGGCTCGCCCAGGGCGATGTAGAGTTCGTGTCGTGAGTCATTCGCCGCAGCCGCAATTGCTCGGTAGGTCGTGAGGTCCTCAACATTGGAGCCGATGTAGCTAACCTTCGTATCTCGGCCAATCATGTATAAGCCTCTAGAAGACTGATAGACGCATCCTGCGGGGATGACGGCATGGATTGTTCCATCTACCGCTCCTTGGCCCGCTATGAGCAACCTAGGCTCTGTCAGGGTCGATCCTGAGCCATCAGGGGCAGGCCCTTCGCCCGCAATGGCAAATACGTTTTCATTCGTAAAGACGAGGAGGTGATCTCCGTTGGACTCTAAGCCACGAACAAACTCGCTTCCCCCTTCAACCTCTCTGAACTGAAAGCTCCCACGAGCATAGGGCTCAGGAGAGAGGCCACGAGCCGTTGGCTTGCAGACGTGAACCCGATGATTGGAGGTCGAGAGAAACACGCGGTTTTGATGCACTGCGACATCGGTGATGCTTCCAAGGTTTTCACTTGGAGCTTCAGCGTTGGTGTAGAGCACCTCGTGAGTCAAATGAGGGTTGTGCTTGTCGTAGATGTTGGCGTCAGAGTTCAGGTCAATCAGGTCAGAGGAGAGGTTGTCAAAGTCATTTCGGATATCCGCAACCCGAAACGAAACGACTTGGCCCTTTAGACTCCGGTAGAGGACAAGCCTTACCTGCTCGTTTTCAAACATCCGCATTGAATGCTGGTAGTTGTAGACCGTGACCTTGCTCCAACCGTCGTTCGCGCCACCACTGCTTTCAGTCGTTGTGACATCAACCGGGTCACTTGGCGCAGATCGATGCAAGTTACCTGCTTTGTCTATGTACTCATACACCGCTCTGTACGTGTAACTGCCTGGCTCGATACGCCCTGCGACACCAAAGGTTGACTCTGTCCCCGTGCCTCCAAGCACCGTTCTTATCTGAGGACGACGAAGAAAACCGTTCTCCATGGTCCGGTACCCGTCATACGTCATGAGGAATCCGCCACCAATTAGGAGATGGTTGTTGTGGTAAACGGAGGGTAGCCGTCGTTTTGGTTCGTGCTCTACCTTGAGTAGGCTGGCATTGAACGATGGAAAACCTGTTTGGAGGTTCGCCCCAAGGTAGGAGCTGGAACCAACAATGCGTTGAGAGCCAACCCGTCCCGTAATCGGGCGAGTCGGGCTATGAACGAAATTGGTTGCGCGGTGGAAAATTTGACCACCAGCCGACGTGTAGCGAGCTGTAAACCAATTTGAAAAATGCGTATGGGACACATCCCCAGCCGGGGTGCTAGCCACAGGAATCATATGCTCCCGCGAGTACGTGTTGCCTTCCTCGTTCAGGTCATCTCGCACGACATAGTTACAACCGGCAGAGAAATCGCTGCCTAAATATCCACTTAGTGATTCTGCAATCACGAAATAGATGCTGGGCTTGGTTGTCGTGGACTCATAGCTCCAAGGATGGGAGACGATGGTTGTGTTGAATGAAATCGGCTTGAAGTCAGTCCTTGCCCCGTCGCTGATTTGCAGTCGACAGGTTCGGGTAGTTGTTGCGTTTGGTAAGGTACCAGAGGACTGATAAGCCACTGTAGTGAAGTACACACGAATATGAGTCTCATCACCGCTGGCTACAGGCTCCAGGCATGCACCTGCATTAAGCAGAGCCTCGTCTCCATTTGCATCACCATTGGCCAGAGCAACAATTGCTGTACCGCTTGAGTTCGAATAGTCCAGAATGTGGCATCGGGTCTTCCGCGTGCCGCCCGAAACGAAAGGCAGCATAAGAACAATTCTGTCCTTGGAATCGTCGGAGCCAGACTTAAATGCCCGAACCATGCACCCATAGGCGTACCCGTTGTACTGCGAGTAGGCCTCCGCTATGGCAGGATCCGCAGTACTTCCTAAGGCCAAAGTACCCATGCCTGTACTTGAAAGCGCTCCCGAGGAAGTATCAAAGAAGCGCTCTTGTAGAGTCCAAGGAAATGATGCGTTCGTGCTTTGAAATAAAATCAAGAACCGCTCTGTCTGACCACTGCCCTTTGTGACCTTCTCCACGTCCCATATCGCATACTTGCTAAGCGTTGCGTAGCTACCACTGGATGGCAAAAAGTTGCTTAGGTTCTTCGTGCTTGCGACATTGATGCTGCGGTATCGAAGCAGGACACTGTCCGGGCTGTCTCCAGCATGAACATGAGTGTAGAAGATGACGAAGTACGTGCCTGATGAGCGAACCTGGATGCGCGGGTGAAGGTAAAGCCTTTGGTCTGCGTTGCCTTCCGAAACAGTCGTGTCGACTATGGTGTACTGGGTGACTAGCTGTCGGTCACCGACGCATTGCTCCGTTGCAGCATCATAGAGTTGCGCGTAAGCACTGTAGGTTACCGTCTTGCGATCAGCCGACCCTGTGATGTTCTGCAGCGTCGAGTCACATTCGTAGTAGACGACGCAATACCAGTCTCCGTACGTCGCATGCGTCAGATAGGCAATATCAGCACCACTTTGCTGTACAGACTGGTTATTCGAGAGGGGTAAGCTCTCGCAGGTGACACCATCCGCTACACCTTTTCGAGCAAAGGAGTTGTTACCGCGCTGGGCATGCACTCGGTTGCCGTCAAAGATAAGCTTCTCACCCTTGTAGACAGCACTGGCTTTCGCGCACTCAAGGCTGGTCTGGCCAGACATGCTCGTTAGAAACTCGTCGTCTAGGGTGTTCGAAACATCGGCGTTGCTCATCAGCGGAGTGAAGCCATAGCGACGTCTAATTTCGCCAGCTTTCTCAAACCGACCGTTCTGGACGTCGGCGAGTTCAGGCGCATTCAGCACACGGTCAGAAACCTTTTGGTTTAAGCCTTTCTCGAATGCGAGCGACACCATTTGCTTCTCAAGCGCCATTAAAACACCCACACAGTCGCGGTTACTGTCCCATCGGACTTGAGGAAGATATGCTCTTCGTCAGCTGGGCTAGACTCGAAGACGTGCTGCGCAGCATTCTTTCTAATGACAAGCAGGCCTTTTGGAGTTCGACCAAGGCCATGGGCTACAGTCGTTTCTGTAGTGCTTAAATCGAGGTCAATAATCCGTTTACCGTCCGCAAGAGGATTGCGCTCCAGCCTACTCAGGCTCAGCTCTGCCTGGCTAAATGCCCACCTAATCGTGTCATCATTTATCACATTCGGTAGAAGCGCCATCTCAACTCCTAACGAAAGAATACGTCGTGATAAAATTCAGTACCGTTGCCGACATCGATTATGGATTTAGATTCTCCAGCATCTCGACGTCTTGAAGCCTGCTCGATTCGAACCTTTAGTCGCTCTAGATTTGATGCCTCGAAGCGCAGGTCACTTTCTTCTTTTGCCTTCACCTGAATAACAGCAAACGTTACCGCGTAATCCTCGTAGCCAGGAGGAATCCCAGACACTGTGTCTTCGACATCGCTAAACTGAGGCCCAACTGGAATGTACCAGAGCTTAATGGTTCCCGCTGGTGGCGAGTCTTCTGGGATGACCTTAAACTCGTCGCCCACAAGCTGGTACATCATCGAGTTAATACCCGCAGCATTCCCAAGAGGAGACTGGTAGGTGTTTCGATGCTGAAACTCGTAGGGCAAAACTCGAGTTGCGTGACTTGTTCCACTGGACGTGAAATCAACGCCAACGAGCTTGTAGAAGTCATCCGGTAGACTGAAAGCAGTCGTTGATGGGGTCGTGTAGGTGGTTGTCGAAACTGCGTAATGCTGAAAGGACATCACTAGGATATCCCACAACTCACTTAGTCCACGATTCAGGTAATCCGTGAGCTCGTCATCTGTAACGAACTCAGAGTTCTCCTGGTCAGCGCGACGACGAACCCGAGTTATCAAATCTGAACGCTCGAAAGTCGCCATCTCGCCTCCCAAAAGGTTGGGCCGGGAGACTGCGCCGCCTCCCAGCCCTCGTCAGGCATCCAAGCCGCCGCCAGCTCGATGGATGTCCAACAAATCAATCAATGCGCTCCCGAATGCCCTGTAATCGTCGCCCTTGGCGGATTCATAGGCCCGACGCATAGCAGCATCGAGAGCTAGTTCTTTGTTGCTCTGGGATGGCGCTTCCTCACCCGGCTCATCTTTTTTCAAAGACTGCAGGATGAGGACCGCTTCCCGTGCCGGGTCAGACTTCATCAAGTAAAGTCAATCCGGCTCTGGTTTCCAGCATTCTTGCAGACGACGTTGCCGAAAAATCCCAACCGGACTTCCATTGCATCGCGATCCGCAATTCTCAAGAAACTGTTCCCATCTAGGTCAAGAATCTGTGGAGCCATGCCCAAAGAAGCCAATTCCCAATCTGACAATTTCAGCATATAGGCAGTTTGAGCCGGGCAGTCAGGATCTGGAACCACTGAGATTGGGCCTGTTGGCATGTGAATCACAATGTTTGAGAAACCAAGCTCAAGCGTCTGGCCCATACCGATGTTCACTCGAACACCGTCCATGACATCTTTCCCACTCTGAGATGACGCGCCTGCGCTACTAACCTCTTTCATGAGGTTTGTGTAAGTGGCAAAGTCACAGAAGATATGGTCAGGCTTAGAACCTTCGCGACCAAGCTGCTCAGAGGCTGAGACAAAGGCGTGGTACACGTCTGTCATATGCCCTGAGAAACGGTGACCGGATAAACGGGTGACATCTACGCTTCGATCGACGCCGAAGAAGCTGTCCCCAGCCGCTGGTGCCGTTGTCGGGATCCAAGCGTCAAGCCCTGAAATGCGATGATGAGCCGCTGCACTAGCCGCAATATCACCCTTCATGAAAATGAAGTCGTTGGCGGAAACGCCTTGAGCATCACTTGTCGCAACCGACGTGGTAAGCGTCATTGTTCCTGCGCTACGGTCTACCGCGATAACTTCGTTAGTTGAAGTCTTAGGTGTTCCGTGGGTTGTCGTCGCCTTGAACTGCAACTGCTGACCAACTTCGAAATTCACGATGTCGCCAGGGGTTGCCAAGGTCACAATGCACTGAAGGCCAGAGATATCGCTTAACGGATCACCGTCATGCGAATCGGAAGCAGTCAGCGAGCCAACTTTGCCGATGACACCAGAGCCATCTCCGTAAACACCGCGAGCAAGTGAACGACGAAGCGCATAACGCGCACCGCTCACTTCAACATCAAGGTAGTTGGCGAATGCGCCAGAGTCGCCCTTGGTGCTGAGAATACTCTCAGTATCGAGCCGAGCGAACGCATAGTCGCGAACCCTGTGGACAAGATGCTTTTCAACCTTGAAGGTCGAGGTGTTTGCCTGTGCATACGCAAAGTCTTGCGAACGTCGAGCGTTTGCTGCGTATTGAGTAAGAACTGGATAGTAGGAACCCGTAAAGCCTTCAAACTTAGGCATACGAGTGAACAATCCATCGTGCTCATAAAGAGCAGTAAGCCAACCGGCTCTGTCATAAAGTTCTTTGAGTCCGTCCTGAATGGACGTCATATCGAGTGATACGCCAGTATCCGAATAAGCGCTTCCGCTTATGGTACCTGCGCCAAGCTTTGAAGTAGGCATTCTAGTCTCCTGCTAGCCATCATGCCCAACGAATCGATTCTGCGAATTTCGCTAGGCGTTCTTCTCGTGTCAGAGGACGCTCCGGTTGGGCTGGTGTAGCCACCGAGGTGTTCTCAAGAGTCTTAGTTGTGCGAACCGTTTGTTCGCTGGCTGCAGGGCTAGATGCCGGGTTGTTCTGCACAGGCTCAGAAGAGCCACCGGACAATTCTTTCAACACGCGGGTGTCCTTGTACCGCTCAAGCTCCTTTTTGTAGTAATCTTCTACAATGGTAGCTGCTGCCGAAAATCCTATATCGCGACCACTTGTGTTGTACTCATTTTGAAGCACTTCATAAACAGTCTCGTAAGCATTCGAGGCTTTGACGAGTTCAAACGACTCGCCCCCATCATTATCCACGTAATTCTTGATTTGGTCAACGTAACTTGTGCGAAGCTGTTGCAGTCGTTGTTGTTCGGCTTGCTTTTCTTTCGCAGCTTGAGAATTGCGTAGATCTTCGATTTGCTTGGCCTGGTCGTCGAGCTTGCGACGAAGAACATCGGACTCAGGAGTTTGACCCCCATTCAACTCACGAGCCAGGAGGTCTTTGACGGAGATACCGTTGGCCTCCAGAAAAGCTTCAGGGCTTTCTTTAGCAAGTGCGGCGGCTTTCTCATACTGAGTCATCCGCTCCTGCATTTCTGACAACTTTTGTTCTTTCGCTGCCATTTCTCTCTGCTTTAGATGCAGCTCGCGCTCTTGGCGGGACAGTGCGGCAAACTGAGAACTAAAGTCCTGCTGTTGCGGCGAGGGTGGGACGTCAACCGTGGGGAGGGCTGACGCCCCTGATTCCGATTCAGGCATTGGGGTTCCCGAAGACGGATTCTCATTATTGTCTGTCATTGTTATTCCTTATTGGACCGGTGGCGGCAGCGCGGCCATGTCCTGCATTGGGTCTACTGGTGGCATTCCACCGCTTCCGGCAGATGGTGCCGACTGTTGCATTTGAGCTTCACCTGGGGCCGCGCCTACTGGCTGCATTGCCTCAGCTAGAAGAACAGTGGCGCTCTCTAGGTAGCGACGAAGCAAGTCTAGCCGGTCCTCAGGCGCACCTTGGGATTTCGCCCGAAGGTATGCGCTGTTCACAAGCTTGGTGGCGAGCTGTAGGTTTTGGAACGGCTCAGGTGGGACAAACTTCCCTTTTTCAAGCATCTCACTGATGATGTGCATCACGTCGTGATAATCGGACGAAAGCAGGTGCGTCAGAGCTTCTGTGTCTGGATAGTCCAGTAAGAGCATTGCCTGAGCCGGATCAATCAACCCTGACTGGGCAAGCTCAGTTACGCTCTGGAGCTTCGATGCCGGTGAGTCGCTGAAGAGGTTGGTGGGCCACTTGCGGATAACGTAGTCTTCTTTATCCAACTTGATATCGGACCACTTGATGCGTTGAAGGTCCTTGTCTCCGATGGACATTACATCAAGATCTACTCCGTCAGCATCGGCGGCGCGAACCAGCTCAAGCATGTGGTCGGCGGCTTCAAGAAACATTGACTCGTAGGCTCGTTGAATCGCAGCATACCGTGTCGATGCCTGTGTTGCGTATTCGCGAAGCGCTACGCCTGACTCAAGGCCAGCAGGCTTCTTGGCTTGGCTTTCAAGCGACGAAATACCCGCTATCTCGTAAGCTCTGGCGAATATGCGGTCTAGGTGCTGCAGGACTTCCGGTGCAGTCGTTTGTGGAACAAAGAACTGGGGAGGTGTGCCGGTGTATTCACATATGCCCCATGTCTCGTTGGAGATAGTGCCGCTCGAGATCTGGCTGCCAGATTCTATGAAACATTTTGGTGTGGCTAATCGCATATTGAGACTTATTTGACGACACAAAAAATTAAGCTCAACCTGCAAGCCAGTCAGTTGTGAACAGAGTCCTTCTGCGAAGAAGCCCAGCATCCGTGGGGTCCACCGCATGAAAATAAAAGGAGGCCGTGTCCGTTCGTACGATTCCACGAGTAAATCGACGCCATCAATGAGAAGGCAATGGCGTCCATCGTCGGCTCCTTCACTCGATGGGAGATGCCAGGCTTCGATGCATTCAACCATCGCTGAAACTCCGGGGTCTCCACTATCGACTCGCTCTGCATTTTCGATCTCCCTGGCTTTCTTGGGGAACATTCCTTTGAGGATTTCGACGGGGATAAACTTGCGCTGAAAATACTGGCGAGGCTCGCCAGAAATACTTTCCGCATCGTCGATAATAATCTCATTTGGGAAAACCCTTTCCACGAGGACCTTGCCGTCGCGCTCGAAAATCTTCATCACACCCATGCCGAGAACTGCAGCATCTCGAAAGATGAGCGGAGCTACCCGGTAGAGGTTGGACATATTGAAAAGCCCCGAGCAGAACTTTGTCAGTCGTTTTGCTTTCTGCTGTGAGATAAAGTCTCCACCCTCGGTCAGAAACTGGACCTTGGTCTGCTGTGAAGTCACCTTGGCGCAGATGGTGTCGACCATGGCCTGGCAGATGTTCATCTGGACCCGGTGGTGGCGTCGATGGCTCTGAGGCTTCGCGTAGCCCTGCAGACTCAGGTCGCGGGTGTAGACGTTGCCATAGAGTCGCATATTGAGCAGGTGCTCTTTTTCACGGGCGCTGTGCTGCTCGCGCAGTGCGTCAATGGTAGCCATAACCCGAGCATGGTAGTTCTTTTTGGATTGCCACCAGTAGGTGTTGTCATAGATGCGCTTAGCCATTTTTTACCCCGCCGACCACAGGAGAATGTCTTCTTCATCCTGCTGCTGTTGTTTTAGGTTCTTAGGCGGCGGGAGCGACGTCTGAGTTGGTGCTGGACCAAAGCGCAGTTCAACGTCCTGGTCCTTATAGTAGCTGACGTTGTTCGCCTTTAACAGGTCGATCAAGCCCTGAAGGTTTGTCAGTTGAACGTCCACGTTGTCTCCATCCAGCTCTTGCCGTTTTTGTTTTCGATTTGCCCGCTCTTCTTTTCCCAGTACTGGTTCATTTCCCAATCCAGGTATTCTCTCGTGCCCAAGGGCGGATGGGTCACACGCTCGCGCCAGGCGTAGTTTCTGGCTTCGCGGAAGGCATAAAGGGTGGCGTCACTCTCGTGGTTTGGAAAGCGACTGTCCTCCATGAGCTTGTTGTGCGACGGGCTCCAGCTCAGCACCGACCACTCTTCGAGGATGGAGCTATCTTTGTGGAGGAAGAATCTGCCCGACGCGAGCTCACCGTTGAGGAGTTCGATGGCGGCGACTTTCTCGGTCTTCTTCGCGGCCTTAATTGGCAGGCCAAAGCGCTGCTTCATCTCTTCTGCGATGGCTTTACCGGCACCAGCTGTGTCCATCTGAATAGAGGTCGCGCTGTATTCGCTCATCAGCTCAGAGAGCTTCTCGGCAATCTGAGTCGGGAGCATCTTTGTCTGGCTCCAGCAGTCGAGAAGGAAGACAGCGGGGTGCGTCGGCGAATAGGCGATCACGGAAAAGGCGCTGGCATCATGAAATCCAATGTCGCAGCCGATGACCCTGAACCACTCATGGTCGAGCGGCAACTCCTCGTAGAAGTTCTTGCTGCTGTACTTATAGACCAAGCTGTCATCGCTCTGCACAAAGCGCCCGCACCACTCACGCTGGTAGATGGCGCTCTCTTCGGTCATCCCAGTCTGAGCCATGCGGTCTTCGAGCCATTTGCGCGTGGAGCGACCGTTCTTATTCAGATATGGGTTGTCGTGCAGCGTCCAGTGGAATTTCTCGTAGCCGAGCGCTGGGTTGTGGAACGCTTCGTAGAAGAGACCGTGCTGACGGGGTGACGGTGTCCCAATGAGGACAATCGTCCCATCAAGGTCAATGCAGCCAGGCGCGATAGTTTCCTGCACCAGCTCATCTAGAATCTTGTTGAAGTGGCCCGCCTCATCGATGACGACCAACCGAAACTTGTTACCACGGAGTCGATCGAGGTCACCAGCATCAGAACAGCCGTGAAGCTCGATCCGAGAGCCATTTGGAAAGTGAGCGATGAGATCAGTGTTCTGATACCGGATTTTGAGGTCATATTGACGGCCAATCTGCTTCAAAAGGAGCCAGAGGATTCGTTTTGCTGCCATACGGCTGGTGGCGAGGTAAACGCAGAGGCTTTCCGGGTAGCGCAGGCATTGTTCAATGAGATACATCGCCGCTGCGGTTGATTTACCGGCGCGACGGCTGCAGCAACCCACTTTGAGACGTGACTCTGAGTCGATCAGGGCAAGCTGCTCCGCAAAGAGCGATTCTCGAAAGCGGAATGTTCGATCTGGCGTCTCGCCGGGCGCAGAGAGGTCACCAACGTTGCCAAAACGCCGGGTGAATTCACGAAGAACGGCACGCTCATCAACGGCGGCTTTTTTCTTCGTGCTGTAGCTCATTGCACAGCGCTGGCTTCGGCGGTGTTGGAGCGTCTGACCTTAGGAGCGGGCGTTTTTGGCTTCTTTTTAGCCGCTGGAGCAGGCTTTCGCTCCCATGGACCGTCACCAAGCTCGATAAAACTGATGGATGTCATGGGAACAGCTACCCTGTAGCCGTCGTTGAAGGTCGCCACCACAAAGTCCTCGCGTCGCTCAAGCGAACACAGGCTTCCGTGTGTCAGTCGTCTTTGATGTCTTACTTCTTTAGCGTCTCGGTGAAGCGCTATTGATTTTACGTCCACGATGTCCTCCGTAGTGTTTGATTCTTTCAGCCACATAGTGATCCAGGTATGCATCAATCCCCTCCGCTGTTAGACAACGGGGAGCATACTCTAAGTTGTGGCTCTTTTTGAGCTGTTTGAAAATGCGACCCTGGTGCGTATAGAGCACCTTCTGGCCTCGCTTGTAGCCGAAGACCCTCTCAGCGATAGTTCCGGCGATTCCGAATCCGCGAAAGGCTGACTTAACGTGTCCCCAGTGCATGATGAGCAGAGACTTCTGCTTACCCATGATGTCGAACTTGTATCGGCGACCGCAGAGATAGCCGTAAATTTGATCGGTCATTCCGTGGTTGCACGCCACGTAGGTGAAGCTCTCACCCAGTAGGTTCTCTACGATGGGACGGTGAAGCTTGAAGAGACTGATGACGCTCTGCCCCTTGTTCTGCTTGGCGTGACCGTCGAGCCAGGTCTCCATGATGAACGCTGCGTCGTTGGAGTCGGCTGGGCGCAAAAGGAGCGCAGGACGGTCTAGCTCTTCTTCGAGCTTGAATGCAGGGCTGGCCTCTGTGACGGCACCTCGAGTTTCGTAGCGATGGCCGAAGTGGCTAACGCTGTCGCGCATCAGGTCATCCATCGTTCTTGCCGTACGCTTTCTGGGCCCGCTTCGCCTGTATCTTGCTGCCTTCTTCGGTGATCACCTTCTGCAGTCGTTTGTCGAGCTTGAGGAACGCATCACTCGCACGCTTCCTAAGCTCGTCATCAGGCAGGGCCTCAAGAGCGTTCTGGTCACGCAGGGTCATCTCAACGTTGTTCAACGTCTGGATGGACCGGACGATGGCCGCGAAGTTTGCAGCCTGGTTCTTATCGAGCCCCTCATATTGGTTGCGGCTCAACCCCTTGAGGGTTCGCAGCTCAGTGTCGATGATGTGGTAGGCGTTGCCAATCAAGCTGTGAACATCCGGCACGAGGCTAGCCTCGGCTTCGAGATGGAGCTTCTTGTTGATGGGGGTCTTCTTGGCTTCTTCACGCAGCTCTGCCCTGACTTGCTCAAGGGCTTCTTCTTCGCCACGTTTGAACTGCTGCACTGACAGTTTGCTGCTGTCGTATCGCTTCGCCATGGGGTCTCGCTGCATGATGAGAGTCAAAGCGTCGAGGGAAACAAAGGAAGCGAAACCCTCGACGCTGACCAGTGACGGTACAAACTGTCACCAGGTCTTCTACTTTTAACACGGGAATGGGTTGCCAGGAGAGGCAAAAGAAAGGCGGGATTCGCGATTTGCTACAAGATCTGTACGGGGCTGGTCGCCAAAAAAAAGAACCCGGTCACTCGCGAAAAAATGACCAGGTTCTTTGACTAGGTTCTTTTAGTTGGTGTTCAGTCGTTGTTGGCTGCCACATGGCCCTGCAAGACCTTGAGGATTGGTGCCAGGTTGCGGATGGCTTCGAGCACGTTGTGATTGTGCTCCTTGCCGCCACGGTCGAGAGAGACCGCCACATCGACAGCCTCCTTGGCCCCTTCGAGCCAGCCAGCGTAGAGGGTGTCTTTCATTTTCTCGTCGCACGGCAT